CGGTCAAAGGGTCAATGGTTCGGGCCTGGTAGTTAAGCATGGCCGATTCGCTGGCGGTGCCATTCATGATCTCCTCGGTTAGACCAAGTTGGCCATAAAGCATCTTCGTTAGGTACTCGATCTGCTTGAGGAGGTTGTTTTCCGCCGGCCGGTTGAGCTGGATCACCTTTTCGGTACCATCAGCGTAGGCAACGCCATACTTACTTCCCGTCAATTGCGCTTCGAGATCCGCACGACGTTGTTGCGCTTGTTCTCGTCGAGCTTCACTCTTCACAACATACGGAAGTTGAATTATGATGTCGAGCTTGCCCGAACTTGACGCTTCATCCACCGCATCCAGGAGGTTTAGTTTCTTGATTAGCCTCTGAAGTGTCGAGTTAGGCTCGTTCATCACCGCAAGAAGCGGATTCTCGACGATCGCGACGAACTTCTTTTCGAGAGTTACCTCTTCATGAAGTCCGGTTGCTTCGTTATAGAGATTGACCCGAACGTGTTTCGGATACCACTGGACTACTTCTCCAACTCGAAGCGTCTTTATGTCGAAACCGCCGGAAGTAGATGGATTGATTGTGGTGTCGACGGGAACAATTGCCGCAACGCCTCGGTCGAAAAGCTGCATGGCAATGTTCTGCTTGAAGTGCTGAGCTCCTTGATCGACGTTCGCTTCGACCTTAAGGCAGTTGCTCAACCCGCTCTCGACGTCTTCGAGATACTTTCCGGCACTGTCGACTCGAACGTGTCGGATGTCCATCGAAGAAACGTCGATACTGAGACGCGTGTAGACTCCAGCGATAATCGACCTCTCGTTGGAATAACGGAGACGAACTCGGTCTGGCGGCCTGGATCCGAAACTTCCATTGCCCGAGAACGGAGCGGAAAGCCGATCCGATTCTTGGTTTGTGAAAGCGTTCCAAGCGTGTTTGACCGCTTGCTTGAGCCTATCTCTGAGTCTTGGCATGACTCACCTCCCTCCTGAATATGTCGTTAGGTTGCGCGGAGGGACTTACGCCTCGAAAGTGGCGAACTGCATGGCAGCCTGATTCCTCACTGCGTTGCTCATTCGAAAGCCTCCTTATGGGCTTTGTAGGCGACGTAAGCGTCCATCAAGGCCGCCACGTTGTCGATTTTTTCGTCCTGCCGACGCTTCAAAAGTTTGCGATTACCGTTAGTGTCCTCAATCGTGATGGCGTTACCCATCGCAAAGGACATAAGGCTTTCGTCGAAGAACAAACTTCGTTCACCACTCAGAATTTTCAACTCTCCTAGTGGAACCGATTCAGTTCGAGCCCCCTGAATGACTTTCTCGATTCCATAAGGTCCGTTTTCCTGCTCCCACCGAGTGACGAATTCTTTAGCGTTGTATGGGTCGAAACCCAAAGCACGAACGTCATACTTCTTCTCTTCAATGAAGTGATCCAAGTCATCGTAGACCTCCATCATGTCCAAGATTGTTCCTTCGAGGACTTGAAGGCTTCCTTCAGAGATGAATTCGTCGTACTTCTGTCTCATCGCACCGGGAAGTTTCATAAGAGTCAGCGAAGTGATGTAACTTCGAGTTTTGACTCCATAACCGATTCGAAGAGGAAAAAGAAAAGTGAATGCACAGAAGTCATCACCCTGCGAGAGGTCCGCTCCAAGAGCACACGGCAGTTGCCAGAACTCCCTTGGACGATGCGGTAGAGTCTCTTCGTAGGTGAAGAAGTAAGTGTAGCCTTCCATTGGAATGCCGAAACGCTTAGCTAAGATGTCGTTGCGAGAAGCTGGTGCTTTCTCGGCTCTCTCGACGTCCAACTGGTATGTTTCGTACGTAACCGTCAGGCCGATGTTCGGCTGAGCTTTCGGCCACATCTCAGGTTTGCCAACTTCGTCTAACTCATCTAGCTTGTAATGCCAAATGGAGACGTGAGGCGCTTGATACTCGCCCTTAAGAATGTTGGCTAATTCCATTTTGATTGTATCGCCGGAACCATTCCGAACTGTTCCTTCTGAACTAATAGCAACAATCAACCAGTCTTCAAGTTTCGAAGCTCCTTGCTCAATTGCTCCGACAACATCCTCTCTTAAGTCACCAGACAACCACTCATCAACAGTTGAAACCTTAGGACGAAGGCCCTGCAGCTTGTTGATGGCCATTGGACGGATCTCGAGGATGGATCCAGTGAGGAAGTTCTCCACACCCTTCTTCGTAGAGGCAAGCTTCTGACGATTGGCCTTTGAGCCCGTCGTGTTCTGCATAGAGCCGGATGTTAGGAACCGGAACAGTGGGCCTCGACTGCGGGTGATGGATGTCCGTATGGGCGACATGACCTCGTCGGCTTGTTTCATGGTCGGCGCGGTCGTAATCTGGGCCGTGGTCGTGGTATCGACGTTTAGGAAGAAGCTCTGGATGCAAGAGGCGTACATTGACTTGGCGCCGCCTCGAGCAAGGATGATGTACTGCTTGGTGGTCAAGCGTTTCTTGATTACCTTGTTTACATACTTGCCACCACGTCCCTTTGGAAGAGGGACATAAACTTTTCGTTCGATGAAGTAGTACCAGCCGAAGATCTGCTCAGCCCAGAGTTTGAATGTCGGAAGTAGATGGAGGTCACTTCCGTCAGTCAGCGTCAGTTCGTTCTCACAGTAAAGGATGAACCCTTCAACTGCTTGATCGTCGTAGTAGATGTTGGGATTGGCAATGAGCGCATCGATCCGGTTCATCTCCATGGCTATCTCGCGGTTCACCGGGATCTCGCCGCGGATCACAGCGTCGCGAAACTGCCCGTAGTAAACCGGTACCGCTGTGTTCGACAGGCTCATTGCCAACCCTCCCTTCCACAATAAAGCTTACTGGTCAGTAGGCGTAGAACCACTGCCAAGTCGGGGCGACGCTGTAGGTGATCGCGATGGTGCTTCCCGGCCGAACGTAGAACATCCCGCTCGTCCGAGCTCCGATCGTGACCCCGTCGACCTTGACCACGGTGACCGTGCCACCGGCGACCTCGACGAACATCGGATGTTCGGAGGTGTTCGTAGCCGTAACAGTCGATGCCGGAACGGCCGGCTTGTCGGTCCAGTCTCCGTCGGGAAGGCGCTTGTTCATGTAGTCCTGGAGAGTCCTGAGTTGCTGGTCGTCCATTTCAATCCTCGTTTCTTCTTGGTTGTTACGGCTTGAGCACCTTTGCGATCTGCTTAGCCGTAAGGTCGCCGGCCACTTTAGAAGCCGCCTGTTTCCCGGTAGAAGCGAGAACACCTCCAACGAACTTGACCGCACGCGACGTCTTAGTCGGCGGTTTGAGTTGGTTGAATTGCTTCTCCAGATTCATCCGGGTGACGAGTTGTTGAAGTTCTTGGTTGGTAAGGGCGTGTGTCCCCCCAGCCTTGCGAGCTTTCGCATGAGCATCCTGCGCAGCTCGAGCATCTGGCGAACTGGCAGCTCGACGCCTCTCGGCTCGACGAACTCCCCACTTCATGCCCTTGACGCCGAAGTGAGAAAGCATCTCGTCAAGACCATCGATGCCAGATTGCATCAAAGGTTGAGCGAGCTCGCAGTTGATGATGTGCCCCTGGTCGTCCCAGGTAAGTTTGAGTTCGATTCCTCCGTTGTCCGCGTGCTGGACTTGGGCCGGAACGATGGTGGCCGTCGGAAAAGTGTCGTTCATGTTCTGGCTAAACTTAACCTTCAGCTTGCCAGAAGGACTCGGACCGATGAGCTTCGCCGATTGTTGATTGAGAACACGATTGAACGTCTTCTCGGCGTCGTTCATGTATTGTCGGCCGAGATCCGAGTCTCGCTTGATTGTCTTGCCCTTGTACTTCGGATTGTTGTTGAGCTTGGGCAGTTCAACCGCGTTCAACTGACGAAGAGACGCTTTGTAGACCATGTTCTGGACGCCAAGGCTCTTTGCTTGCCTGGTCCATTTGCGATCTGCCTTCGCGCGCGCGCCCGCGGCCGTCTGCTTTCGGACACCCCATCTCATGCCTCTGATCCCGAAGTGGGCGAGCGTTTCTTCCAAAGTGGTCTTACTCAAGGCTTACCCTCCTTTCAGGCAAGAACGATGAGGGGGAGGTAGTTGAAAACGTTCCCGTCGGACAGGTTGATTGTCGATGGGAAGCTGGAGGAAAAGTTTGTGATCTCGGCAATGCCTCTCCGATGATTTGAAATACCGTATCCACCTTGTATAATCTTGTCCAACCTCCGTATGTCCAATAAGCAACCCACGGATCGGTGCCTAAGCACACACTGACGATACGGACAAAT